GATAATATATATCTTGGCAATCCACTATTAAAAAAGGCAAATACTCAAATTGAGTTTACGGAAGATCAAATTATTGAGTTTCTGAAATGTAAGGATGACCCAGTATATTTTACGGAAAATTACATCAAAATCGTGAATGTGGATGAAGGTCTTGTTCCGTTCAATATGTATCCGTTTCAGAGAAAATTAATTAAAAATTTTCACAATTATAGATTTAATATTTGTAAGATGCCGCGTCAGGTTGGGAAAATGTTGTCTTTGGATACTCCTATTCCAACTCCAGAAGGATGGTCTACTATTAATGATTTAAAAATTGGTGATACTATTTTCGGAAGAGATGGTATTTCAACAAAAGTTATTGCAAAATCTGAAATACAAACAATCGATACATATGAAATAGAGTTTGATAATGGAGAGGTTATAAAGTCTTGTAGCGAGCATTTGTGGTCTGTATCTCATTCAGATTGGTATCACAAAGAAAAAATATTAAAAACTAAAGATATCATACAAAAATTTGAAAAATTGAAGACCGTAAAAAAAGGTTCCTCAATCTATACAAAAATAAGTTCCGCTATTAATTTACCACATATAAATTTACCAATAGATCCTTATACTTTTGGAGTATGGTTGGGTGATGGAAGTAGAAGTAATGCGTCCGTAGTTGGATTATATGAAGATATAAAAAATATATCATCAAATATTCCATTAAAAATAACTAACAAATACAAATACAAAGAAAGCAATGTTTGGCAATATTCATATGAAAGTTTGTATAAAACTATTAGAAAATTAAAGTTGAATGATGAAAAATATATACCAAATGAATATTTAAGATCATCAATAGATCAAAGATTGGAACTTCTTAGGGGATTAATGGATACTGATGGATCAGTAACTCCCAATGGTGCTTGCGAATTTTATCAAAAAGAAGGAAATTTATTACTACAAGTACGAGAACTTATTTCATCTCTTGGAATAAAAAGTAGACTCAGATATAAAAAAGTTCCGGGTTATTCTGGATTATATGGAACAATTAGATTTTGTACAAGTAAATATGATGTGTTTAAGTTACCCAGAAAGTTAGAAAGACAAAAAAATTTATTTAATCATACAAAAAATGAAAGATTATACATCAAGAATATAAAAAAAATTAAAACTGAACCAATGCAATGCATTTCAGTTGATAATCAAGATCATTTATTTTTGTGTGGAAGAACTTTTATTCCAACTCACAATTCTGTCACAACAGTTTCTTATCTTTTACATTATATTGTCTTTAATGATAATGTAAATATTGGTATTCTTGCAAACAAGGCTTCAACATCCAGAGAACTTCTTGGCAGACTTCAACTATCGTATGAAAATCTTCCAAAATGGATGCAGCAAGGAATTATATCCTGGAATAAAGGTTCATTAGAATTAGAAAATGGATCAAAAATTGTTGCTGCCTCTACGTCAGCATCCGCTGTTCGAGGAATGTCTTTTAATATTATTTTTCTGGACGAATTTGCATTCGTTCCAAATCACATTGCAGACGAGTTTTTTGCATCGGTCTATCCTACAATTTCATCCGGTAAATCTACTAAAGTTATTATTGTTTCTACTCCAAAAGGTATGAATCATTTTTATCGAATGTGGCACGATGCCGAAAGAAATAAAAATGATTTCGTTCCTACCGAAGTTCACTGGTCCGAAGTTCCAGGAAGAGATGAAAAATGGAAAGAACAGACGATTGCAAATACGAGTGAAGAACAATTTAGAGCGGAACATCTTTGTGAATTTTTAGGATCAATTGGAACACTCATTAATCCCAGTAAATTAAAAATACTTGTTTATGATGATCCAATAAAAAAAGGTGATAAGGGATTAGACATATATGAAGAACCAAAAGATGATCACGATTATCTAATTACCGTAGATGTAGCAAGAGGAATTGGAAATGATTATTCGGCATTTGTTATTTTTGATATTAGTAATTTTCCATATAAAGTAGTGGCAAAATATAAAAATAATGAAATTAAACCTATGTTATTTCCGAGTATTATTGAAAAAGTTGCAAAAGCTTATAATAATTCTTGGATTTTAGCAGAAATCAATGATATCGGAGATCAGGTCGCAAACATATTGCATTATGATCTGGAATATAATAATATTTTAATGTGCTCTATGAGAGGAAGAGCGGGTCAAATTGTAGGATCCGGATTTAGTGGCAAAAGAACTCAAATGGGAGTAAGAATGACATCTTCTGTTAAAAAATTAGGATGCTCCAACTTAAAGCTTCTAATTGAAGACGATAAGTTAATTATTAATGATTATGATATTATTTCGGAATTAACCACTTTTATTCAAAAACACAATACATTTGAGGCAGAAGAGGGATGTAATGATGATTTGGCGATTTGCCTTGTAATCTTTTCTTGGTTGGTGGCACAAGAATATTTTAAGGAGATGACCGAAAATGATGTTCGTAAGAGAATATATGAAGAACAAAAAAATCAAATAGATCAGGATATGTCTCCTTTTGGATTTATTAATGATGGACTGGATGATTATGATACGGCAATTACCATCGATAGCGATACTGGAGATAGGTGGATGATTGCCAGACCAGATAATAAAAATGAGTCATTGGAAATTTGGAACGTTGATGAATATGGTGATGTATCTTCTGAGTGGAATTATATGTGGGATTATCGATAATCTTATAGAAACGAAGGAAATTATAAATACTTTCAGATAGTTTTGGATAGACGGAGAATACAGATGCCCTTAAATTTAGCATCTCCCGGAATTGTAGTAAGGGAAGTTGATCTAACTACTGGTAGAGTTCAGCCATCTTCTGGTAAAGTGGGAGGAATTGTGGCACCTTTTGCAAAGGGACCTATTGATGAACCTATTTTAATAGAGAGTGAAAATGATCTATTAAATATTTTTGGAGAACCATATCCAACAGATAAGCACTATGAGAGCTGGTTAGTTGCCTCATCTTATCTTGCATATGGCGGATCATTAAGAGTTGTGAGAGCTGATGATGATAATGTAAAAAATGCCTTTGTTGGAAATGTAGGAGTTACAAGCGTAAAAATTAAAAGTTTAGAAAATTATGAAGATCTTGGATATGATGAAAATACTATCACAAATGTTATTGTAGCGGCAAGAAATCCCGGTTCTTGGGCGAATGGAATCAAAGTTGCGATTATTGATTCCAAAGCAGACCAAATTTTAAGCGGTATTGTAACTACTCTTGCCAGAGTTGGTTATGGTGTAACTCAATCTCTTAGCGGAAAATCAGATGTTGGAACCGGTTCTTCCATATCATTAGAAGGTTCTTATCTAAAAGGAATCATTACTGAGATTGGTGCGGGTTCGATTGCGGTTAAGATTCTAAGTCGCGTATCATCTGGAAATACAGAAACTATTGTTGATTATCAGCAAGATGGAACTTACTGCTTCACTGAAAGTGGAACTGTTGGCATCGTAACAACTGGCGATTCTCTGGTTACTTTAGGAAGCACCTCTTATACATCTGAAGTTGATTGGTTCAGTCAGCAATACATTAACCTGACTAACTCCAATATCCAGTGGAATAATATCGCACCCGCACCCGGAACATCTTCTTATGCAGAACCAAGAGGTTCCCGATTTGATCAGGTTCATGTTGTAGTGATTGATGATTTGGGAAGTATTACCGGAAATGCCGGAACAATTCTCGAAAGACATTTGGGTCTCTCAAAGGCAACCGATGCCCAGTTTTCTGCCGGAAGCACCGCTTATTGGAGAAAATATATTGCAGAAGGTTCTTCTATTATTCTTGCCGGAGGAGCACCTACCGGATTGACAACAACAGGTTTTGATGCAGGTCAATTCGATCTCACAACCGATAACGGATGGGATCAGGATGCCGAAAATGTTATTTTTGGATCTTTGGGGGCCAAAACTTATACTTTATCTGGCGGAAAGAATTATGATGGAGGAACAAATCTTTCTGATGCCGGTGCTCTTACGGCAACTCTTGCAGAACTAAAGGATGGATATGATTTGTTTGAAAATACAGAAGACATTAAAGCTGACTTTCTATTAATGGGTTCTGCCGGTTATGCCAAAGAGATGGCACAGGAACTTGCGAGCAAACTCATTTCCGTTGCTGAACTAAGAAAGGATTCAATTGCCTTCATAACTCCTTATAGAGGAGCATTTCTTTCTGATAATCCCGTAGAAGGAGATACTACAATTAGAGAGGCAGAAGATATTACGAAAAATGTAATTAGTTTCTTTTCACCGATAGTATCTTCTTCTTATGCAGTTTTTGATTCCACATATAAGTATGTGTATGATAGATTCGCAAATACTTATCGTTATATTCCTATGAATGGAGACATCGCAGGACTTTGTGCTCGCACCGATATTAATTTCTTTCCATGGTACTCCCCAGCAGGAACTACCAGAGGTGCTATTTTAAGTGCGATTAAACTTGCCTATGCCCCAACAAAATCACAAAGAGATCGTCTTTATTCAAATAGAATTAATCCAATTATCTTCTCACCCGGAGCTGGGATTATTCTGTTTGGTGATAAGACCGGTCTGGGAAGACCTTCGGCATTTGATCGTATTAATGTTCGCAGACTTTTCATCTATCTTGAGGATGCGATCTCTCGTGCTGCCAAGGATGTATTATTCGAATTTAATGATGAAATTACAAGAACTAATTTCGTCAATACAATTGAACCATTCTTGAGAGATGTTCAGGCAAATCGAGGAATTTTTGATTATGTTGTGATTTGTGACGAAACAAATAATACTGCTGCTGTAATTGATGCAAATGAATTTAAAGCAGACATTTATATTAAACCATCAAGATCGATTAACTTCATCGGTCTTACCTTTATTGCCACCAAAACTGGTGTTGATTTTGAAGAAGTAATCGGAAACTTTTAAGTAACAGAGGTTAATCAATCATGGCAACAAGAAATCAACTCAATCCGCCCCCATTAAGAAAGATTACTGACTTTAAGAGTAAGTTATCGGGTGGTGGTGCCAGAAGCAATCTCTTCGAGGTGGTTTTATCTTTTCCGGATATTGCACCGGCAGACGTTACGGTTCTCGACAAATCAAGATTTTTAGTTAAATCAGCAGCTCTTCCCGGATCTTCCATAACTCCTTTAGATGTGGCATTCAGAGGAAGAACATTAAAAGTTGCCGGAGACAGAACTTTTGAGTCTTGGACTGTTACCATTATTAACGATACAGATTTTTCAATTCGTTCCGCTTTTGAGAATTGGATGAATAAAATCAATCGTCTTTCCGATAATACCGGTGTTACTAATCCTGCACTTTATCACGCAGATGCATTTGTTTATCAACTGGATCGTGATGGTTCTACATTAAGAGCATATCATTTTTATGATCTTTTCCCGACTAGCATTAGTGCAATTCAGCTTGCATATGAAACTGACGCTATCCAGGAATTTACCGTAGAAATGCAGGTTCTCTGGTGGGAAGCAGTTAAAGGCAATTCTCCTTCTGCCGGTGGTGAAGATATTAACTAAATAATAGTTAATAACAAGTAACTTATATAAAATGGCAAGACTTTTTGGTTTTTCAATTGAAAGTGATGAAAAAAAATCAAAATCCATAGTATCTCCCGTTCCTCAAAATAATGAGGACGGGAGTGATTATTATATACAGAGTGGATTTTATGGTCAGTATGTAGATTTAGAAGGTGTTTACAGAACAGAATATGATTTAATCAGAAGATATCGTGAAATGGCACTACATGCAGAATGTGATAGTGCGATTGAAGATGTCGTAAATGAAGCTATTGTAAGTGACTTATATGATTCTCCCGTAGAAATTGAGCTATCTAATTTAAATGCAAGCGATAAACTTAAAAAAATAATCAGAGAAGAATTTAAATTTATCAAAGAAATAATGGACTTTGATAAAAAATGCCATGAGATATTTAGAAACTGGTATGTTGATGGAAGATTATTTTATCTCAAAGTAATTGATGTAAAAAAACCAGAAGAGGGAATCAAAGAATTGAGATATATTGACCCAATGAAAATGAAGCACGTTCGTCAAGAAAAAAAACCGAATAACAAATCTGGTGTAAATATATCAAATTTTAATTCTTTTAATGGAAATCAAATTTTATATTCAGAAATTGAAGAATATTTTATTTATTCTCCGACATCAAATTATCCTTCCGGAACATTCAGTTCTTCTTCTAAAAATGCAGTAAAAATTGCAAAAGATTCTATTACTTATTGTACTTCCGGATTAGTGGATAGAAACAAAGGAACTGTACTTTCATATCTTCATAAGGGAATTAAACCTCTCAATCAATTAAGAATGATTGAAGATTCTTTGGTAATTTATAGACTTTCAAGAGCACCAGAACGTCGTATTTTCTATATTGATGTTGGTAATCTTCCTAAAGTAAAAGCTGAGCAATATCTCAAGGAGGTTATGTCTCGTTATAGAAATAAACTTGTTTATGATGCTTGTTTAACAATGGATACTAAAATTCCTCTTCTTGATGGTAGGACTTTGACTTTGAATCAAATTACAGATGAATTTAACAAAGGAGAAAGACTTTGGACTTATTCTTGCGATCCAAATACAGGAAAATTTGCTCCAGGAATTATTAGTTGGGCTGGAGTAACAAGAAAAGATCAAAAAGTTGTTAGAATTACGTTAGATAATGATAAATCAATCACTTGCACTCTAGACCATAAGTTCCCTGTTTGGAATAGAGGAAAAGTAGAAGCAAAGGATCTTCAAGTTGGCGATTCTATGATTCCTTTCTATTCTAGAAAAAAACAAATTTCAAATTATAATAAAAATTCAACATATTCACAGATTTTCGAAAATGAGTCTCAGAAATGGAAGTTTGTTCACCGACTTGTATCGGAATGGAAAGATGAAAATAATATTTCAAATGAATATAATTATAATTCAATAAGAATAGATGAAGAAAAAAAGACAGTTCATCATATGAATTATGATCGTTATATTAATACACCAGAGAATTTAGTTAGAATGTCAAGAAATGATCATTTTGATTATCACAAACAACACTGCAGTATTGCAGGTAAAATTGGTGGAAAAATTACTGCACAGAGAAAAAGGGAACAAGGTATTCAATTTTTCAATATGACAAAAGAACAAATGTCAGAAAATGGAAAAATCAACGGTTCAATCGGAGGTAAAAAATCTTATGAAAATAAATCTGGAATACACGGATTGTCTGTAGAGGAAAAAATAAAAAATTCAACAAAAGGAAACTATATTTTATCTGAAAAACTTAAAAATGATAAAGAATTTAGACATAATTTCTGTCAAGCAATTGGTAATGGATGGGGAGATCAGCAAAGAAAAGATGCCGCAGAAAGAGGAAAAAACAAACCAAAAACTTATTTTGTTGAAATTAATAGACTTGCCAATATTGAACGTTGGAACGGAGAAAATTCGGATCAGCAAAGAAAAATCCATTCCAATAGACAAACAATTGAATATACTCAACAAATTTTTGATTTAGTAAAATATTGTGCGGAAAATAATTACAATTTTGAAAAAACTCTTTATTATGTAAATGAAAATCTAAATTTTGAAGACTGGAAAAATTTAAATTCTAATAAAATTCCAAGAAAGGGTAAATCTAATAACCTTCTAGAAAAGTTTAACTATCATAATTTAACCAATGTTTCCAAAAAACTTGGATTTAATTCTTGGAAAGAATATAAGAATTCATTTGCTTATAAAAATCATAAGATTAAATCTATTGAATTTTTAGAAGGTACAATTGATGTTGGAACTCTTACTATTGATAGAGAAGAAATTTATCATAATTATCATACCTTTGCTCTTGATGCCGGAATATACACTTGTAATTCTACGGGTGAAGTGAGAGATGATCGCAAATTTATGTCTATGATGGAAGATTTTTGGTTACCTCGCAGAGAAGGCGGAAGAGGAACTGAAATCACAACTCTTCCCGGAGGTCAAAATCTCGGAGAACTTACCGATATTATATATTTTCAGAAAAAACTTTATAGATCATTAGGAGTTCCCGAATCAAGAATTGCCGGTTCTGGAGATGGATTTAATCTCGGCAGATCATCAGAAATTTTAAGAGATGAACTTAAGTTTTCAAAGTTTGTCAGTAGATTGAGAAAGCGTTTTGCCAATCTCTTTAATGATATGCTTCGAACTCAATTACTTTTAAAAAATATTGTTACTCCAGAAGATTGGAATAAAATGAACGATCATATTCAGTATGATTTCTTATATGACAATCACTTTGCCGAACTAAAAGAAAGTGAATTGCTGACAAATAGGATTACTAGCGTCACAAGTATAGAAGCATATATTGGAAAATACTTTTCTACCGAATATGTCAGGAAAAAAATTCTTCGACAGACGGATGAGGAAATTATTGAAATTGATGCACAAATTGATGATGAAATTGAAAAGGGTATTCTACCCAATCCAAATGCTCCTACAGATGAAGCAGGAAATCCAATAGAAGATTCAGGAATGGAAGAAGAGATTCCTCCGGAAGAAGTTCCACCCGAAGAAATCCCACCCGAAGAAGTTATACCAAAAGAACCCAAAGGTGGCAAGATATAAATAAATATATATTTGTAAATTATTTTTATGGAAGAACTTGTAGATTTGATTGCGACTCAACAATCTGCATCTGATATATCAGATAAAATTAAAGATATTTTATTTGCAAAAGCGGCTGAAAAAATTGATTATGCCAGACCCGAAGTTGCATCATCACTATTTGGAGATGAAGATCATTCAGAGGAACAGGAGTAATGGCAATTAAAGTAGTACAAAAAGTAAATAGAATTACTGCTACTGCAGGTGTTGCGGTTACTAGCAATCCCATCGCCCTTAAAAGTGGATACTTGAGAGTTTCTACCGGATTAACATCGGTCTATGTTGAAACTG